GTAGAACTGTTCGGATTGTACTCTTGTATAAAGTTTACATCCTTTTCTAATAAAAACTCTATATTGCTAGAGTTTGTTATAGATAAACTAAAAGATGCCAAGTAATCAGTTGGAACAGATAAAAACCTATCAGAGGATGTTGTAGCACTTGTTACATTTTTTCTAAAATATTCAAAATCAATCATTTTGAATAATCTATTTTCTGTTGATCTAATAAAATCTCTTAAATGAGATACAAAGGTTGTTTCAGTGTTTTCAGTATAATCTTGAATTGCACTCTTCAATGTTGTTAATGTGTAACTCATTTAACTCTCCAACGTCACAGGTCCAGCAGAAGCTATACCGCCACCGCCTGTAGTATTTCCTAAAGTAGCTGTAGCACTTACGCTTATAGTATACCTATTTGTATCTACCACAGATTGTATTGTAAAGCCAGATGAACCTTGCATAGTAGAACTTGATATACCATCAAAGGGTGCTACGTTTCTAAATCTTACAGTATCAGATGCAGATCTTCCATGTGCTCGTTCTGTTACTGTAACTGTTGTTGGATTACTACCACCCGTGCCAGTTTTAAAAGGATTATGTGCTAAAAGAACAGAAACAGAGGGTTCATCTCTATCTGGTCTGGCATCCTTTATAGCTTCAGCATCTGCTGTCTTTACTCTTAAATCTATTTGTGGGTGTTTAGGTTCAAATTCATCTTTACCTACCAACAAGCCATTCCACTCTTTTCTCATATCTCGTAAACGATAACGAAATCCAGATCTATCTGATATGCCGTATGAGTTTTTGCCTGTTGCAAATCGTCCCATTAAACTCTCAAGTATTTGATATCTGGTGTTAAATTAAGTGCCACTCTATCCTCATCCTCGGCTGCTGCTCTTTGAAACTCTTCTTCATACACTGCTTTTAATAACTGTGTTCTTTCTGGTGCACGTTTTATTGACAGATAATAAGAAAGACCTGCTACCATACAAGGTAAAAAACGAAAAGGAACATCTGATGTGTTTTGTAAAGTATCTGCATCTTGTATTCTTCTAACATAGAAATACTCTAATGTATCTGTGCTATTCTCTGGAGTAGGCCATAAGAATATTTTAGGAGTTATTTGTCTATCAAAATAATACTGTGTTGGTCTACCCTTTTGAGTTTTGATAGGTAAATTTAAATATTCACCTCTTGATATCTTTGACATGCTAAAATCTGTGCCACTTCTTCTAAGAACAACCTCTAACAAATCTGTATACTCAGCAGTAAAAGTATAGCTAGAAGTTCCTTCTGTAAGAGCTTGTGTTGCTGAATTTACTGTCCATAAGTTAAGTCCTCTGTTTGCCCATTCAGAGAACATGATGTTAAGAGAACGTCTAGCTGTTCTTGCATCATAACCTGTTCTAACCTCAAGACCGCATCTTTCGTATGCTTCCTCTACGATCTCACCTACATCTAAATCAAAGTCTCTTGAATCCGAAGTTGCCATTTAATCCTCATTATACAAATTATCAAAAATTTTATTTACATCTAATGTATAGTCTAAATCAGATTTTGAATAATGTATATGCTGTGAAGGTAAAAAATCTGGTGCACCTTCACCTGTTTCAAACCATGCTGGATGTGTAACACGAACTCTGTTGTTTGGCAATGCTACAATATTACCCGTCCACTCACCAGCATCTATCAAATACATTACATGACTTTGTTTATGCTGTGCAGGATCATCTGCTATCTCGCTGTCAGTGTAATCGACTGTAAATAAATATTTGGCTGGATAAAAATTACCGCCTATTTTAGCTAACCAGGGACAAGGAGTTGCTCTATCTATTGTATAAACAGCATGAGTATGTGAAGGGCAATCCCAAGGCTGTGCATTATATACGTCCATAGGCACAGGCCATTCTTCTACTGGTATATCAGCCATGAGTGCTGTTATAGGCATTCTTGCCCACATAGCACCACCATGAACATTAGGATCATCTGTATCATCTGTTTCGCAACCAGTAAATATTAACTGAAAGCTTAAACATCTATTAGGCATAGTTGTTACAGCAACAGCCATAGCATGTAAAAACTCTCCGTGGTATCTAAGATGATTACAGGTATATTCTCTTCTCACCCAACATTTAAAGTGAGGAATATTACTCTGTAAATAAGGCATTAAGCTTTGACTAACTTATAACCTTTTTTCTTAGCAGCAGCTCTAAGTTTAGCGATAGTCATTGCAGGACCGCCTTTTTTCATGGCTTTAGTTTTTACCTTACCGCCTCTTCTCATGCCTTTAGTTTTCATCATACCACCTGCACGATATCCTTTTTTCTTCATCATTTTTCTACCTCCAGTAGTTACTTGTTTAGGAATATTTGAACGAGATATTGTCATCTAAACCAACCCATTGCTAGATTAGCCACAACGCCAACGACTCCGCCCAAGGCCATCATAACCCAAAATCCACCTCTCCACTTATCAGCAGTGGCACGAAGTTGAGTTACATCTGTTTTTAATTCTCTCATATCATCTTGAATAGACTCAACTCTTTCTTCAAGTTTAGCTAAAGAAATCTCAAGTCTTTGATTCTGAGACATTTTCATATCTAGTATTCTTTTCTAAGATAAAGAATTACTGTATATGTGTCTGTATTATCGTGTCCAACAGTTGTAAATTTTATATCACCTGTTACACCAGAACCGCCATTATTTGGTATACCACCAAAAGACGTATAGTCGTGATGACCAGATTGATTTTCACCAAGTTGAATAGCCAAAACATCTGAAGTGGCATCAAATAGGATATTAACTTTCATACCCGTACATTGCCACCAAATCTTTTGTATTGTAGCACCCGTACAAGTGCTACCATCCGCACTTGTAGCTAGACCACTTACATCAACTTTAGTGACGGCACTTTCTCCAGTGCCATCACTTACGTTTGTAAATTTTAAAACTGCATACTTTGGACCATCAAGAATGGTTTGAGTTGCAACTGTATCAGCCATGTTGCCCTCCTAATATACAGAGTATTCTAGTTCAACTGTAAAACGTCCTGCTGTTGCATCTGCATTTAAAGTCGTTGTTGCACGAGCATATAGATGCACATTAGCAACAGCTGCAGTCACATAAGGTCTAAAAATGTGATAATTACCAGCGGTGTCGTTAAAGTTGATATCAACCTCAGTGATGCTTTGTGTAGCACTCAACTGATCATTGAATGAAGTAACACCGGCTCCAACAATTTCTGTGCCACTCACAGCTGCGTTAGTAGCAGTTCCACTTGTTGAACTAAGAGCAAGATTTCCAACCAATGTTTGACCAGCAGCAGTTGTGATACCAATCAGTGCACTGTGAATGAAAATTTTACTTGGTGTGACCAAGTCATCTGGAGCGTCAACATTCAATGTTCCTAGCTCTACAAGACAGTCATTGTCAGCATATGCTGAACTAGTGTCTGTACTTGCTAGTGTTCCTGCAAAAGACTGAATCTTGCGTGTTCCCATTGAAATTAACTGTCCAGTTGAGTTAACTGAAAAACCAGTTTCTGTGACAGCACCGCTTGTGCCGTCTTTATTGATTACATTGAATCCACCCTCTGATCGGATTGGACCCGAGAAAGTTGTATTAGCCATTTTAATTCTCCCGTCTTGGCAAGTGTCAATCACATTATGCGATTGTCGGTTAATTATTTATATAATGAAAAAAGCCAGATTGCAATGCAACCTGGCAAAGTTTTTTCCTT